GTCCTAGCGGCTATTGCCATTGCCTTCAATGTGCAGGTGGTCCAGGTCGATGGTGATGTTCGGCGGCCGAAAAAATCAGCCTCGACAAAGCGCGTCATTCCCATCAACGCCATCGCCTGAACATGATCGACAAAGACCCAACCTCTTATTCGCTTGTGACGTACCTCTGGGTCTTCATGCTCGCCATTCTCGGAGGCATCGTGAACTTCATGCGCAAGCTGCAAACCGGCCACGCCCGCGTCTTCAACCTGGTGGAGTTCATCGGGGAAATCGTGACCAGCGCTTTTGCGGGTGTCATCACGTTCTGGTTGTGCGAGAACGCGGGCTTCTCGCCTCTGGTGACGGCCGCCTTCGTGGGCGTCTCCGGTCACATGGGTAGCCGGGCGATCTTCATGTTCGAGAACTGGCTGAAGGCCAAGTTCCCCGCCTGAGAAAGGACCGAAATGGAACAGCAAGAGCAAGCAACCCTAAATCCGGACTACTGGAACCAGGCGGCCTTCCACGAGGCCCTGCAAAGCGTGCCTTTCAAGCAGCGCGACGCGGCCGGTGTGCTGGTGGTCAACGTCAACGACCACTTCTTCAAGTTTGAGGCTGGCACTCTGGTCATGGCCCGTGTGCCTGAAGACCTGTCCTTGCCGACCGACTGGCAGCCGGTACTGGAGGCGCACCCTATGCGCGGCAAAGCGCTGTCCATGATCGGCGTGGAGGCTGGCCAATGAACGGACTCGCCGAACGCAACAAGACGCTGGGCGAGCTGTTGACCGAGCTGAGGATGCGCCTGGGCTTCGTCGCGCAGGGCTCGGCCGCGAAGAACAACGAGGCGACGCTGAAGAGCTACCTCCAAGAGGCGCACGACTTTGTATTCGCGGAGCTGGACCCGCCGGCCATGCGCAAGAAGTCGATCATCACGACGCAGGCCGACTCGTACCTGTACGACTGGCACGACGATGCGGCTGGCGAGGACATCGACCCTGGCAGCGTCATTTCCGTGTGGGTCAAGGTCTCCGGGACGATCCGCGAGCCGTTGACCTACGGCATCACCGAGACCGACCGGTCCCACGAGACCCTGCGCCAGCAGCCCCAGAAGTACGGCACGCTCAATGGCCAGCTCGAAGTCTGGCCGGTACCAGAGCGCGCCTATGACCTGATCGTCGAGCACACGGCAACCAAGAGTCGCTTCACGCAGGCGGGCGACCGTCCGAGCGTGCCCGACCGCCTGGTGTTCCTGTACGCCCTGGCCAACGCCAAGGCGCACTACCGCCATCCGGACGCGCAGGCTCCGGCGCAGGCGTTTCAGACCATGCTCAACAAGGAGAAGACCCGGCAGAAGGAAGGCCGGCGCTACTTCGCGGGCGGCAAGGAATCGCGCGAAGCGCAGGTCGTCAAGTCCGGTGACGGGTACCGACTGAGGGGCTGACGTGGCGGAAATCACCTTCGACCGCTTCGACCTCGGCATCGACATGCGCAAGGGCGCGTCCGTCTCGGATGCGAACCGCCTGCGCGAGATGAAGAACGCCTACGTCACGACTGGCCTGGCCACGGAGAAGCGCCCCGGTCTGACGCTGGTGGCCACGCTGGAGCCCGGTACCAAGGGTTTGTTTGCCGCATTCGGCAAGCTGCACACGTTCTACGGGCAGGGCACGGTCACGCACGCCAACACCCTGTTCCAGGCCAATCGCGTCCCGTATTCCTCGGGCTCTTACCCGGTCGAGGACGTGAGCTTCACCGATGTGTTCAACGGCTTTATCTATGCGGCCATCCGGTACCAGGGCGGCTTTCAGGAGCACCACTACCTGGACGGCAGCGCTAGCACGCACATTGCCGATCTGGCCTGTCCGGATACGCCTGGCGTCGTGAAGCTCGCCTCCAAGATTTTCGCGGTCAACGGCGACACGGTGCGTTACTGCAAGACCGGCAACCCGCGCGACTGGAGCGCCGCCAATGACGCGGGCTTCCTTCCGACCGGGCTCAACTCGCGCGGCGATCGCGGGGCCAACGCGCTCGGGGTGTACCAGAACAACCTGATCGTGCTGTCCAAGGATGGCGCGCAGGTTTGGAAGGTGGACCCGGACCCGGCCGCCATGGCGCTCCAGGACATCGTGGAGAACGTGGGCACGAGCTACCCGCGCACGGTGGCCAACGTTTCGGGCGACCTGTACTTCCTCTCGGACTACGGCTTTCGCTCGATCACGACGCTCCAGCTCACGAACAACCTGGCCGACGTGGACGTGGGCTCACCCATCGACACGCTGGTGCGCGCTCGCGTGAAAGCCGGCGGCTTTACCCCCAAGGCGTTCTACTTCTACGGCACGGGCCAGTACGTGTGCGCCATGGGCAACGAGCTGTTCGTCTACTCGATTTCCCGCACGGCCAAGATCGCGGCTTGGTCGCACTACTTCCTGCCGGCCACGGCCGACGCCTTCGCGGAGCTGGGCCAAACGCTCTACATCCGCTGCGGTGACAACGTTTTCAAGCTCGATCCGGACGTGCACGCGGACCAGGGCCAGCCCTACGAGGTGGTCATCCAGCTCCCATACATGGACCTGAAGAAGCCAGGGCGTAACAAGCGAATCTTTGGCGCGGACCTCGTGATGGAGGGTCGCTGCGAGTTCTCGGTCGGCTTCGATGTGCGAGACGCCACTGCCTTCACCGATCCGGTCCGGGTCAAGGGCAACACGCGCGGCGGCGGAATGATCCCTGTCGAGTGCTGCGGTACCGAGTTCTCGCTGAAGTTCCGCAACTTCGACAACAAGCCGTTCCGACTGGACGCGGTGACGCTGTACTTCGATGACCTGGGGCCGACCTGATGCGGGTGCGATTTTTCTCCGTCGGCGACCACGAGGGGCTTGAAGATCAGCAGGACGCGATGCTGGCGCTGTGGACGCGCTGTCCGGCCTGCGGTGACTTTGAGCCGCAAGACCTGTTCGGGATGGTGCGCGAAGGCCGGGCTGTCATTGGCGCGGTGTACGAGGGCGATCGGCCGGTGCTGGCCGGGGCCTTCGAGTTCATCCATTACCCGCGTCAGCTCGCGGTGAACGTCATGGCGCTGGCCGGCGAGCAGATGGATGCGGCCATGGACGCCTTCTGGGAGACGTTCAGGCAGTGGTGCCGGTCAGCCGGTGCCGAAGTGATTGAAGCGCGGTGCGCGCCTGGCATGGCCAGGTTGCTCGCCCGCAAGGGGTTTGAGCCGGCCTACACGGTGGTGCGGCAGAAGTTGGAGGACTGAATGGGCGGTGGTGGTGGTGGCGATCCGGCAGCCGAAAGCCGGAGGCAAGAGGAAGAACGTCAGGCCCGCATCAAAGCGGCCACGGACGAAATCAACAACATCTTCGCCAACAAGGTGAAGGATGCAAGCGGGAACTGGGTCGCGGGCGATCCGGCGAACGCGCGCGACACGCTCTATGCGGACCAGCGCAAGACCGTCTACGACCTGAATAAGACCGAAGTGGACCGCCAGGCCAAGGAAGCCGAGCGGACCAATCGCTTCGGCCTGGCCCGCATGGGCCTGTTGGGCGGATCGGTGGACGTGGACAGCAATGCGGAGCTGAACCGTCGCACGAACGAGGGCCTGCTTCGCGCTGGCGGCATTGCCGACCAGGCAGCGGCGGACCTGAAGGCATCCGACGAGAAGACCCGCTCGAACCTCATCAGCATGGCGCAGTCGGGCATCGACACCGGTACCGCGTCGCAGATGGCCTTGCAGGGCCTGAAGGTGAACGCGGACAGCGTGGCGCAGCAGCGCTCGGGCTCCAGCATCGGCAGCCTGTTCAACGACCTGAGCCAGGCATATCTGGCCAACCAGGTGAACGCTGGGCGTGCGGCTGGCGCGAGCTACGGCCAGCAGTGGTACGGCGTATCCGCGCCAACCCAGCGTTATGCAGGCAAGTGAGGGAGGTTGAGACATGGACCCGATTTCGATCGCATATCTCGCCGCCTTGGTTGCCGGCGCTGGCATGCAGTACAAGGCCGCGCAGGACGCGCAAGAGCGCCAGAACGCGGCCATCCGCGAAGGTCTCCAGCGCCAGCGTGACTTGCAGATTCAGGCCGAGCAGAAGGCCATGGGTACGGCGCGCGA